CTGCAGGTTTCTCAACGACCGGGAAGAAGTTGGGTTCACACCCACTGATTTTCACGTCCGACCTTGCGGCAGAACGCAGCCTTTTGGAGCATTTGACCATTGCAATGACGTCGCAATGGAGAGCGAGCTTTTTGTCCTTTTGAAGGGTAAACGCGGGGGCGACACTATGAAGTGCGCTCCTCAAGCCGTCTACACTGACTGTACAGTCCTTCGCAAGTTGAATTGCATCACCCACATCCTTTTTTCCAACCTTAAGGACTTTAAGGTTTGTTTTTTTGTCTTCCTTCCCATTTTTAAATACGGTCGAGTTGATCTCGGCATACGTGTCAGACACCATTGACTTGTCAGTGTTAACGCGTAATCCAATCTTTTCGCCGTTCTGGACCATACAGGTTCGGAAGTCTTTTTTTACGAACTGTGGTTCGCGCAAGAGCAGGTCGTCACCGTTGACTAGTAACGGGTGGCTCGAAAACATCCTTGAAACCTCGCCCCGTGTATGAGACTTAGTCTTGTCCATGCCTAATGACTCAACAAGAGCCATGTCAACAAGGGTTTTATTAAAGATGCACAGCATAGGGAAACTCATAAGAGATCCCATCGGCTGTCCAGAGCTACTCCAGCAATCACCGAGGTTCGCTTTTTGAAGCACCCTCAGACACTTGATCTCGTCGTCCGACAGATCCTTTCCCTTCTCAATCAAGACGTCGATCATGCATTCTACGTAATCACTGTTAAGTGAATCCGTTGCTGCAGCGTAATCGAAAGAATGATACACGCCGCCCGTTAAGGCAGACACGCGTTCATCCGTCGGTGGACCGCACAATAACCATTTCCTTTGTCGAAGGGTCCGGTAAAGTGATCGGTGGAGAGGGTGAAGGACATTTTGATTGTAGGACGAAAACAACGTGACAACGCGAGGCTTACCGGAACTGAACACGAGTTCAGTGCGGCAGGCGTCCGAAAATTCTTCGTCATTCCAGTTTCCTGCGTCTCTTCGTGTGGCAGAGAGAGTGCCGTGTCCGTTGGGAACACGAACGCTTTGGAATCTATTCCAATTGCTATCGATGTTCATCCGGACAGCTTTCCTAAACCGCGCGAGATGTTCTATGTCAGTCGGTTTTTTCTGACATACCCTCTTTTTCCAGTCATCGACCTGACTTATAAACCTCCCCTCACACTGGGTGCAAGGCGTAGGTTCGAGCTTCTGAGATGTCTTTATAGACAAATCATCAGAGATCGAGACGTCGGATGCATAGGTAGCACGAAGGGAAGACCTAAGTGTACCGCATTCAATAACCTCCGGTAAGGGCTTGATGGCTTTCATGCCACGATCAAGACGAAGGAGCCGCTGGCATTTAACCGCTAGCGCATGCATCATCCGTCGGTTCGTACAAATAGAACCGAGTCCATCATCCATTTCGTCATTCCCACTGGCGTCCGACAGTGCCTCCTCTGAGCATAGAACATTGTAAGTGTTCACAGATGCTAGAGATGGTACGCACTGTTCGACGGGGTCGCAGTCGAGTACTCCGAAAGAGGAAAGATCAGTGAGCCCTAAAGCCGTCTTTTTTCGATGAGCGTAGTCAATTTGGCTCTCAAGCTTGAGGGCACCGTTGTCAACATCATCGATATTATAAACGCTGACTAACTTAGTCGGCTGCCAATCCTTTGCCAGTTTGTTTTTATTTTCTTTTCCGAGCGGTTGCAAACTATCCGCATCGTTTCGTCGACAGCGACGGCATACCCTCCCAGTAGCAACGAGTCCAAAGGACAAGTAGCACCGTGGACATGCCCGGTCGATTCTCTCCATGGGTTCAGCCCCACCGGAATCACTGAGCCATTCACCTGGCCGGGAGTTGCTCAACTCTCCCGTGGTCACGGCACCTCCGTGAAACCTTTCATATTGTCTCTTCCACGCAGGCTTACGGCGTTCTTGAAGAGATCGGGCCGCAGTTGT